AAGACAGGTTGCTTCTAGTATCATAAACAAGTCCTGTTGTCAAATTCTTCATGGAATTAAGAGCAGATTTTGCATTTTTATCAATTCCGACTGCGATACCTTCTGGAATCCACCGTCCGATTTCTTTCGCAAATACTTTTGAAGGTGAATGGATATCCAGTGCTTCTTTCGCACCGTCAACCAAGCCTGAAAAGAATCCCTTTACATTTTCAAAGAACTTGTCTTTAGCATTTTGTATTCCCTGCCAGACACCATCAACAATATTTTTGCCGATTGACAGCATTTTTTCGGGAATGCTTTTTGCACCGTCAAGAACTTTGTTGACAAGTTCGGTAATGGCTTCTTTTCCCTTCTGCCCCATATCGGATTTCCACTTATTCAACTTCGTTATGGTATTCACTAACCAAGTCCAGATTTTAGATGGCAACTGTTTTACATACTCGACAACTTTGTTTATGAAATTGCTTGCCACCTCAATGGCTTTTTGCACCATTTGAGCCTTCCACTGTTCAATTTTTACGATTGTCTCAACTAGCCATGTCCAGATTTTAGACGGCAACTCTGAAAAGAACTGCACCGCCTTGTCTAAAAATGCGGGAATAGTCTCGGTGAAAAATTTTCCGATTTCCTCTATTTTTCCACCTATCCACTCCTTCGCTGTACTTATCGCACTCTTGATATTTTCCCATAGGTCTAGCCAAAACTGCTTAAATTCATCAGAAGTGTTCCAAAGATAAATAAATGCTGCGACAAGTGCAGCTATTGCTGCAATAACTATTCCTATCGGATTGGCTGCCATAACAGCATTAAGTGCTATCTGCGAAATCTTTAAGCCATCATTGGCAATCTTAAATGCCTTTATTGCCCCAACAACTCCCTGAATCATTGTGACAACATTCCAAGCAACAAAGCCTGCACCGATTGCCGTGATAACTCCCAAAATTGTTTCTCCGTTGTCCTTTATCCACTGGAAACCTTCTACAACTTTCGGGAGTACTTCATCTTTCAGATATCCGAATCCTTCTTGTATTCCCGCAACGAAAGAATCAATGTCAGCCCCTTCTGTAAGCCCTAAGACTTCATTAAGCAAATCAGTAAAGCCATTTTTTAAAGCCGTTGTTACAGGTTCGACTTTCTCGCCCATCTGTGCAAGTGTGTCTGTGTAGTCCGCTTGTGCTTTTCTTGATTCGATAATGGAAGCATTATTCTCTTTGTAACTATCCGATAAATCACCATAAAGCCTGTCGAGCGTGTGGGCAATCAACTGTTGTCTTCCTTGTTCTGTCGTGCATTGCTCCAGACTTGCGTTGAAATCGTCAACGCTAATTCCACTCCATTCGAGTGCATCTGCCAAATTTCCCTGTACAGAGCCTAATTGACTAGAGTGATTGATTGCTTCTGCCAACCCATCCAAAGGGATGGAATCACCGAATTTCGCCCATATACCCGCACTGCTATCAAGCAGGCTGTTAAGTATATCAGTTTCAGCACCCATTGCCATGAAGTTTGACATGGTAGTAGTTGCTGCAGTTTCATCACCAAGCACTCCATAAAGGTCTGCATACTTTTCCTTTGCATACTCTACACCGTAACCCGCTTCCTCACTTGCGGATGAAAGTTTATTCATCTGCTCACGGTATTCTTGTGTAGATTCTGCCAGACCTAGAATGCTACTTGCAGCATCCCTCAACCCACCGACAAGGCTTGTAAGAGTATTTCCCACAAACGTAGCAACTGCGCCTTTCATTACGGTGAATCCGTCTCCTGCTTCATCTGCGCTTTCCCCTACATCATCCAAAACCTCGGCAACAGTTTTCCCGCTCTTTGCAGCTTCTTTTTCTGCTTCTGATACCTTGCTTAGTTCTTCATTGTATTTGCCGATTTCCTTTTCAGTGCTGTTGATGACTGCTTTTTGATTGTTGATTTTTATTTTCAGGTCATCTGCTGCCTTGCTGCCCTCGCCCATTTCTTTGACAGTCCGTTCATACTGCTCTTCCAAACTGCCGAGAATGGTTTTTTGGCTCTTTAAATTACTGTCAAGTTGTTTTAATTTTGCTGATATTCCGTCTGTTGATTTAGTCCAATCATCCATACTGGATGAAACAGCCTTAAATTCACTATTTGCAACCGCAACCTGCCTTTTGGCTTCCTGCATTGCTTTTTTCAACTCACTAATATCAACAGCGAATTTTGTTGTTGTTGTATAATCAGCCATTTTTAAACCTCCAAATTAAAACCAATCATCACCCGCTTTTTTTCTTATTACTTTCTGATTTCCACTGCCGTTTTCATCTTTGTTTCTGTAGTTGTAATCAATAACACCTGCTATTAATTCAAAAACATCATCAGCAGGATAATCTAAAAGTTTCAAAGGCTCTAAAGCGGGAAACATATTACAGAGATTTTTATTAATATCAAAAAACATTTGCGGAAGGGTAAGTTCTACCCCTCCGTCAATGCGTTTTTTTTCTCTTTTCCTCGCAATGTTGCAAATTTACCAACAGCCCATTTATAAAGTTCCGTTGCAACTCCGATAAGTTCCAAAGAGTCGATACAATCAAGGTCTGATTCCTTCAAGCCGAATGTTGCTTTGATAATCTTGTCAAGGTTTCCTGTTGAGCCTGTCACAAATTTAAGAATGTCATTGTCATTTTCAATATTCATTCCATCAAGTGAACTAATAATCTGCATAGCAACACGATACGGAATTTTCACTCCGTCCGCTTCTACTTTTTCACGAATCTCTGTTAAGGTTTCATCTTTATAAATCGTTAATTCCAAACGCATTTTGTTCTCCTTTCAAAAAAACAGGGCAGATTGCTCTGCCCCATTGATTTTTATGCACTAACTTTTGTTACTGTGTCAGGTGTCTGAACAGTAGCAAAAAACTCTGCTTCTGATACAGGGTTAACGCTTGTGTCAACATTGACAGCCTTTGCGCTCTTGCCTGTTGTTTCAAATTTGTGGTTTGTGTTGATGCCTGTGAATACAATTTCCTGTCCGTTTGCTTCTGCGCCATCATTTTTTGTCGCATGAGTTGAATCAGGAATATTAAATTTGCCTTTAAGTCTAAAGCAGTAAATTTCAACTCCATCTGTTGTCTCGGTGATATAGCCGATTGCAAAGTATTTGCTTTCACGTTCACCCTCAACGAACATTCCCTTTGTTTCGTCATACACCTGTCCAGTGATTTTTGCCAAAGCATCAAAAGGAATTGCAGAAGTTGAAATTGTAACCTCATCTGCACCTGTTGCATCAATTACAACAGCAGGAATATTGTCATAAAAATGAGATTCAGAGGAACTTTCCGTTGTACGTGATAACTCCGCAACACCCGCAATCGGGAAAGGTGTTCCGCATTCAAAAGTTTCTGTATCATCTTTTATAACTTCTGCTGCAACAAGCCCTCTAATACCTCTATATTCTTTAATTTCAGCCATGTTATTAACCTCCAAAATAAAAAAAGAGCCTTTATCGGCTCTCTTGTCTATAAGTTGCTGTTATTCCTCTGCCTGTGTGTGTCGGTTCGTCTGACATAACAGAATAACCACCGCCATCCACAAGCCATCCATTCTCTATTAGTTTCTTCTTCGCTTCCATAAGTTTAGAATTAACTATTACGGGATTGTCGGAATAAAAATTAACACTGTAGTTCCATATAATAGAACCTTCAACAGTGTTGTTATACTTCTCACTGCCATAAGAAGAATTATTCCAAAAAGTAAAGAAAGAAGCAGGATATTTTTCATGTGGTCTGAAACTTCCTTGCAGTCTTACAGGATAACCAAATTCCTCTAATATGCTAATTAATAAATCTTCCACTATTTTTCACCCATTAACCTTTCAATTACCTTATCCAATGCTTCGCCTTGCAGTTTCCCGATTTGCCGTTGTGTCTTGTTTCCATATATGGCATCATACAATCCTGCGACTGGATCATGTTTCGGTGTGCCGTACATAAGGAAAATACTTTTCAGCCCTGACTCTTTAAAATCAAAACCAACTTTAACATAAGCGGTTTTTCCTTCCCATTCCACTTTCATATTCTTGTCAATGGAGTGCTTTGTACCCTCACCGATTGAATATCTACCATGTGCGGGAAGATTTGATTTATTCATGGCTTGCTCTATCAGAGGATTGACATATTGCTTTGAAGCAATCAAGGCACTTTCTACCCCTCGCTCCATTGCTTTTCCACCGCCTAACTCGTCAAGCTTTGCCATGTATTCATCAAAGCCTTTTACTTGCAAACCGATTTTATTACGTGCCACCTTTTACACCTCTAACCTTGAATTTCAAAAATTGATTCCGCATTGATATGTTTTCAGGCTCTCCCATAACTTCATACATATTGCCGTTTACCTTTATACGGCTTGATGCCTTGATATCAGGTCGAAACCATGTTTCCACATTTGCAGTATCAATTATTGTCAGCACATCATTCACCACCGATTCAGTACCGCCATACGATTTGAACGAGCAAAAGAACAAATCCCCTGTCTCGGGGTAGACTGGAATGTCTACCCCTTTGACAGTTTTGATTTCAGTAATGTTGTATAGTTCGGCAGGAGTGATGTAAGGAAGGTCTGCTTTAAACATCTTCCGCCACCCCCTCATATGCTAACTGCGTTACTCTTTGATAGAAGTAGTCAGATAGTTTTCCACCTGCACTTCCGTAATTCCATAAGTCGGAAACACCTCGAGCGACAACACCTGCTGACACTTCAAGCAGTGCATCAGGAACACCCGCTCCCTTCATGTATGCCTTAACTTCTTCTATGTAGATAGTAAGTGTGTCATCCTGATAGTTGCCTGTTATCCCTAAAGCACTTTTAACCTTGCTTAAAATGCCATTCATTGTTTATACCTCCATTAAGCGGATGCAGTGATAGACAGAGTTACTAATGAACCCTTATCAACTACTTTACCATCAACGCTCATTACTGCCTTTGTAAGTAAGTCTTCTGTTTCCCAATCCTGCTTCTTGGAAATACCCATGTCATAGATTGTGTTAAGAACATAATCTGCAAAATCGAACATGAACATCTTGTCATCAGGAACATAAGGAGAAACAACTACATCACGTCCAAGAACTGCTCTTTCAAGTTCCTTGCCAACACCATAGTTAACACGTGCAATCGGCTGTCCCTGCTCGTCAACTAAGCCCTGAATCTTTGCGAATGTCTTTTTGTTCATGCACCATTTAGCACCTGTTTCATATTCAACAGGTAAAGCACCTTCTGCTTCTGCAAGATGAGTAAATTTCAATGCGCCCTTAGTTTCGATTGCCTGTCCTGCTTCTGGAGTTTCAGCAAGGACACCCTTAGGCTGTGATGAACCTGTACCATTGATAACTGCATTTTCAATAGCATAAATCATTGCCTTTGCTACGTTCTCAACAAACTTCGCTTCGAATGCAGATAATGCCATTGTGCCAACTTCCATTGACATAGAAATTTCACAACGAAGTTTGAAGTATGAGAATGTAATCTTTCCTGTTGCTTTCTTCTGACGGTCAGAGCCTGCACCTTCTGCAACCCATGATGCAACAGGTTTAACTGTAGATGTTGGGATTTCAACACCTGCTGCATAAGATGTCTTTGTGATTAAAGGAAGAATCATTCCTACATTGTCAAACTTCTCAATGATCTGATTTACTAACTCTGTAGGAATCACGCTTGCAGCATCACCTGTGGTTGTGTTTGCATCTGCACGAAGTTCTGCAGGAATAGGAGTGTTGCGTAATACTAAGTTCATGAACGCATTACGATATTCCATATTGGTTTCTTCTGCCTGTGCGCCACCGAATGAAGCAACGATAGAAGCATTACGAAGAACAGCACCATCTGGAACGATTGCACGTTCTTCTTCTGCCTGTGCTTCTGTTCCTTCGTTTTCAAGTTCTGCTAACTGTGCTTCTGCTTCTTCGATTTCCTTTTTGAGTGCTGCTAAAGTTTCACCGATTGCACGAACTTCTGCTAAGTCCTGTGATGCATCTGAACGCTTCTGTAATTCACCCATTTCTTTTTTCTTTCTTGCGATTAACTGTAATAAATACTTTTTCATTTTTTCAATCCTCCATTAGATTAATTTGTTTTTGATTTTTTCTTTCTCAAGTTCCAAAGCCTTTTTATCACTATCCAGTGACAGACTTCTCACACTATCCAGTGTGGCTTTAGCACTCTCCAGTGCTTCCTTGTCTCTAAGACCGATACTGGTACTCTCGTAAGCAGGAAAGGTTACTGCACTCACTTCATAGACAGCCCCAATTTTTTTAATTGTTCTTGTTGGGTGGTCTGTATCTAAGTCAGCCCATTCCTCGTCATCTATCGTGAACATGAATGACATTCCTGTAATGTCTCCACGTTTGATAGCACTGTAAAGGTTACGTGCTTCTGAATTGTTTTCTGTATCAAGATTTACTCTGATACTCATTCCCTCTTTATCAACTTCAAGTTGCATAGTGGAATTTTCGTTGTTGTTTCTACTCCTTGCTAAAGGAATCATGCTTGTATCATGATTCACAAGGAAGCGAACGTCTTTTAAATTTGCTTTATCCAAAGCCCCCGCTTCAATAATTTCATCGAAGTAACCCAAATCAGTTTTGGAATTGAAAACAATCGGTCTTCCTACAATGTGGTCTCCGTTTTTCTCGTTATTCTCTGCCCTGATTTCAAAGTTATAGGCTCTCGTTACTGTCTGATTCATCATCACTACCTCCCACCTGATATTCACTTGCTTTTGTTGCATCTATCCAGTTAAGGCTCATAAATCTTTTTCCTTCCAGTTCTTTTAATGGCTTTAAACCGAATGCAACACGTTTTTCATTTTCAAACATTGCCCCTGTATTACTTAGCAATGTAACCATCTGCAAAGTCTGTTCTACTGACATGAAAATAAGTTCCTTTGGATAGAACTTGATTCTGTTTCCATGCCCATACTGTTTCCCTGTGAACAGTGTTTTTGTAAATCCCTGTGACAGACTTGTAATTAAAGGCTCTAACGTCTTTTGATAGAATGCTTCATACTGTTCCTTCGTGTAGTCACCTGTCAGGATTGGCAGCGACACACCGTAATGCCTTAAAATCTTGCTATCAATAAATTCAAGCGTATCTTTATCAACCAACTGAATTTCTTTCTTGATTGGTATAAATTCAGCCTTTAAATCCAATGGCAAAAATCCGCTTTCAGATTTCTTTAACTTGCTTTCCAGTTCTTTAAGTGCTGCTTCCGTTTTTCCTTCATCCATCATGGTGTTGTATTTCACAACTCCATTGATTGCGAAGGTGGATTTCATTGCACTTGCTACTCCCTGCAACAACTGATGGTTAATATCAAGAGTTTTGAGCAGTGCTTGATTGTCAGGCTGTCCTTGCTCATTTCCGCCCATATACTGATTCACTGAATACCTGTGTTTAATGTGGATAACATCTGAATATCTCACCGTGAACTCTTGTCCGTTGTTGAATCTAAGCTTTAAAAAAAGGATGCCTCTGGCATCCTCGATGAAATCTACTTGACTTGGTTGTATTGGATACAACCCTTCATATTTTCTTTTTGTTACTCCGTTCTCAACCCACTCATAATATGTCGGAATGATGAAAGCATTGCAGTTAAGGAACAACAGCCATGTCACCTTTTCCAAAAAGTCACTCGTTGTCATGATCGGATTGGGATTCTCTAGTACCCTCTGCAAATCACCGTTTACAGGAACAACATCATTCCCTTTTTCAATGACGTGTTCTGGTCTTAGTTTCTTCATTTCCGATACAATGCAATTAATAGCCTGCTGCACTACATCACTTGCATATATGTTATTACCGAATTGTGAAAAAATCGGAGCGTAACCATTCATCACTTCGGCAAATTTAGGTTGTGTTGGTGTTTCCTTTTTAAAAAGGTCTGTCAGCCATCCCAACTTATGCACCTCCTATCATCTGCTTGAACTCTGTTCTGTTCTGTCTATATGTTTCATAGAGAATTGCTTTACATACCGCACCGTCAATTCTCTTACTAGGCTCTGCCTTTACTATTAAGCACTGCCCGATATTATTTACCTGCAAGCAGGCATTCTTTAAACACCATTTATCTATCTCGTTATCGTTATAGTTCACGATTCTATGCGTCAGGTCTGCTTCAAGAAGTTTGATTGCATTGCTCAATGTCTGTGCATTCTGCAGAATCATTATCATTTCATCACTTGCCCTACTCCAACCATAGAACTCCATGCGGTTTAGAAAGTCTTTTGAAAACTTTTGGTCGTAACCGCACTTCCATAGCCTTATGTTGTATTCCTTATACAGTGAATAAAACCAATCCGCTACAACAGACAAATCAATATCATTGCCCTCTGTGATTTTCAGAAGACCTTTTTCAGCCCACTCCCTGTATTTTGCACCTGCGTTTCTATCATCCGCATTTTCCAGTTTGCTTTCAGGAATGAAATACATTGAATGAATGTATTTTGTGTTATCGCCCTCTTTCATCATGAGGATTTTTGCTGATACAAGGTCTGTAGTTTCCGCCAGGTCAACTGCACCCAAACAAATACAACCCCGAAAATCTTCGAGGTTGTAAGTTGCTTTATAATCATAATCTTCTATATTCAACCAACTCTGTGCAGAGTTTTGTTTGATGTTAAAATCCTTGCAAAGTACAAAGATTCTATCCGCTTTTGAATTTCTTGCAATGTCTATCTGTTCATCAAGATAGCCCCACTTCTTAACAATGCCAAGCGAAGGGTTGCTCTTTACCCATGATGCCCGATTCTGCCATATCTCCTGTTCGCTGTCCTGCGTGTACAACCACGGCAATGTTCGCATTGCTGCAACACCGTCATCCTCACCGCTTATAATTGCTCTAGCTTTCTTTAACTCGTCATCCAAGTAACCATCTACAACAAATCCCTCCGTTGTTAGGTTTATAAATAACGGTTCGTCTTTTAATGACTGCGATTGCTCAATTGACTTTGCAATGATGTTATCTTTCATCTCATGGGATTCATCCAAGAAAGCAACATCAATATTTCGCCCTTCCTTATTCCTTGTCCTGTCGGACAGTTTGAATATTTTAGAGTTATTTGCCTTATTCAAAATGAATCGTTGATTACGTTTGCTGTCTAATTGCTCTGGGTCAATGAGAAGTCGCATGGTGTCTATTGCATCATATATAATACTTGCCTGCATATCATCATTTGATGAGCAAACAATATCACTTCCCGAGTTTCCGAGGAACAATTCACAAACACCCAAAGCGGAACACGTTTCTGATTTTGTATTCTTCCTCGCAATCAGGAACAGAACTTTTTTAAACCGCCTTAATGTGGTGTCTGACATTTTGAAACTAAATACCGCTTCAATAAATGCTTTCTGCCACAACATCAAAATCATTGGCTTACCATAGAAAGGGGATTTCGTCAACCTGATGCAGTTTTCCATGAAATTCATGCGTATAAGTGCATCTTCTGTATCGTATATGTAAGCATCATTTAGAAAATCATCTTTCAGGTTTTCTAACTCCTGCCACAATTCCCTGCCTACTATAATTTCACCACACTCTATCCTTGCATGGTATTCAAGCAGAAAGGAATTATCGGGAGTCCATATCTTTTTTTCTTTAATTAGCATTATCTTTGAACCATCTCCGCAATGGGCTTTCCTCTGCTTCCTCCGATTCAATGCGCTTATCCCTATAGATAACACTTTCAATCAGTTTCACACAATTTGTATACTGCTGCAGAGTTTCCTTGTACTGTTTGAATGCTTGTGTGCTTCTTTGCTGTTCCGCATTCTTTGGGTTTACCTGAATGAATGGAAGTTTCTTTAATGCTTCCATTCTACCTTCAAGAAATACAATCTCGTCAATTACATCCTCGACAAGTTTTACAGAATCATCAGGAACTAGCCCTATCAATTCTTCTTTTCTACTCATTGCCGATTACCTTGAAGAACATCGTTCCTGCTTTATCAACAAAACTACGAATAGAAACAAGCATCAACTCATTACAAGCCATTACTCGTCTTGTCGGAATATCTACCACATACAAAGTTGCACCATTATTGATTTCGTTCAACACGTTTTCTTTTTCTACAATTTCATACATGGTTTATTCCTCCTTCTTCTTGCGTGTAGTTTTCTTCGGTTCTTCAATTACCTTGCAAAGCGGATATCCCATCTGGTTTTCTGTTGTTGTCAATGCCTTGCCCCTTGCTGCTGACACTTCAAACACGTCACCCTTCTTAATATCCTTCTGCAATTCTAAATCATAATAATCTTTTACTGCTTCAATCTTCATTTTTACACCTCCATAAAATGAATAAAACCCTGCTGACGGTCTTGCACCGTCATTAACTGAAACTCCAACAGGGGAAAGGAGAGACACCAATTATAGTCAAGCATATTTCTATGCCTTTGCGCTCTTTTATCCAAGTTTGATTTTTTCAACCTGAAAATCTCGTCAAATTTCCGATTCTGTGGATTTATAGTACCCCCCAACAGTACCCAAAATGATTTTTAAAATTTATAGGGGAGGGGTTATAACTCTCTATAAGCTATATAATAAAATGGATATTGGTCACCACTGTGACTTTTAAATGTAATACTGTTATTAAAGTATAAATCTAAACAGTCATAGTAATAATAAGTAAATGCTACTTCTTCATTATCATCTACCTTATAATATATGGTCGATGCACTAGCAAAGTTTGATATTAATATCTCTCCCCTGCCAGTAATAGTAGTATAATTTGTTCCTGACGTTTTACCTTGTGTAATAACATACTTATCTTCTAAAGGTTTATCTGCTAATAAAGTTTGATAGGAATATAAATCATTAGTCCTGCCACCTGTAAAACTTACACTCTTTTGAAAATAAAACTTATAATAGCCATTGTGAATAGCACTGTTGAAATAAGATTTAGCCATAAACCCTATAGTATTTCCGTCTATAAATACTTGTATGTTATCTGTCGCATTAGACGCTGACGGCATTCTTCTTATAACGATATATCCATTACCCTCTATTGTAGGTAGTTTATCTCCAGCTACTGGTGAAACTGTAGTAAGTATATTAAACTCATTCCCGCCACCAGACTTAAAAGGGCTAAATGTATCAGCACCTCGTAAAGCATCCGTATTATATCCATACTGTCCATTCTGGTAATCTAAGTATATGCGCTGTCCGTTTGCTGTTAGTTCATCCTCTAAAACATCAAGAGCCACACCTACATTGCTATCGCCATACTTAACACCCTCGGCACTTACACTACTGTCACCACCGCTTAAATTTAAAATCATATACATACCTCCAATAATTTTTATTTAATTATCTTTAGTATGTATATAAAGGCTTTCGCCCTAATTCACCTTCCTATGCGGATTTAATAAAGAACAAGCACATATCATCGTCAATGGCTTTTAATAAGTTGTCCATTGTCATGCTGCCGCAATCAGATATCTTGTAGTTATTGAAATTAACACAAGTAACCTTTTCGCCCTTCTTCAATTTTTCAATTACATACTGGCTCTGCAACTGTGTCATCTTTTGTACCTCCTGTATTATTTTATTCCGCTCTGCACCATATAGATCGTGCATACGATAGTTGCGATTGCTATCAGAATATATTCGATTCTTAACTTCATGCTGAATACCTCATAAAAAACGATAGTTTACTCATATTCCCCATTGTAGAATCTTGCCGTGCAAAGCATAGACAAAAGGAATGTGAATATTAATAAAAATATTTTCATTTTTTACCTCTTAAAACGATAGTTTATTAATGTAACCACATATAAATACCGCATATTATAGTTACAAAAATAATTATAAAATATTCTATTCTATATCTCATATTGATACCTCATGCGACAGTTTATCCAATACCATATAAACAACCCGATGGATTACACGTACCGTCTTTATAGAGTTTAAAACCAATTTTTGTATCGTTAATATAATAAATTTGATATTGATAAGTTTTAAGAACTCCACTCTCATTATTCGCAAAAAAGGCAACGATAGCATTTGACGGACTTGTATTTTCTGCTTTAAATAAATTTGTTGGTACTATAATACTGCCTATTGTAACGCCGTCAATTTTTACATATAAAAGCAAAAATTTATATTTGGTTATATCGTTAATCGTTGCTTCTGAAAATGAATTACTATTTGCATTTGTGCTATGTAATAAATCATATCTTCCTAAACTGTCGGACACCTCATCAATAGCACCCTGTACATTGTCCGCCTGTAATCCGCTTTCTGCGTTATCATACTTCATCTGCTCGGCTGTTCCTGCACCGCCACTTCCTGTATTAAATATCATTCGTATACCTCCATATCATCCGTACATTTCAAAATCTCTAAAGTAATCGTTTATATATTTAGTCCATTCATTTATATCCCTTCCACAAGGATTGTCATGCAATCTTTGCAGGCAAGTTTCTTTGTCTGTGTCTATGTGAATCAGCCTTGCGCCTAGCGTGTTCACTAATCTATCCCTGTCATTGCTTATCGGCAAGGATTGAATGATATAAGCATTTAACCATTTACCCCTGCGATACTTGACAGATTCCAAAAGATTATCTCTAACAGCAAACGCTACTGACTTCAACCTATTCGGCTTAACATATCTATCCTGTCCGCTTATGCACTGCCATATGCTATCCATATCAATTATTAAATCACCTTCAAGCATATTTTCTTCAACATAACTCGTCTTTCCCGATAAAGGGCTTCCATGCACAATAAAAACCTGTCTACAACTATAAGATAATTTGTTGTGGATCAGGTTGTGTGATTTATGCGATACAAGCATAATGTTTTCAGGATTAAGGCTTATATTCGCATCAGTATAATTTTCTTCTGTTAATGGCTCTATATGATGCAGGATAATATCGTAGTTTTTAACTATCGGCTTTCCTGTATATTCATCAATGGTGAATCCCTCTTTTGTCATTCGCTCATTGATTACTACTTTTCTAAATCGTTCCCATTCTTTACTTCTATAAAAATCAAATAGGCTCATTCTATCACCATAGATTATTCTCTACTTGCTTTTCTCTTAGTTCTAATTCTTTTTGCTTCATGCCTAGCACATCAGAATTTATCGGCTTCTGTCCTGCCGTATCTCGGATATACTCTGCTGCACGAATATCCCCTTTTAATGCTTTCTGCACCTGTGCAATCATTATTGCATCTTGCACCGTTATGTTCTTTCCTTTCAGGTCTTTAAAACCCTTTATATTTTCCAAACAATCAATATTTGCATTTTCCAAAGGCATAGACAGCAACAATTCAAGTGTTTCTCTCATCTGCTTCTTTTTTTGCCTTGCTTTTGCAGATGCTTTCCCACCTTTTTTGCCGATTTCTCGTGCTTCATCCGAGGTTAGCGTTCTTAAATTGTCTGAATTTGCCATGCTATCACCCTATAAGTTTCTTTCTACGCAAACCAACAAGGCAGGCACTCTCATTTCCCGAAAGCACCTGCCCTTTATATGTACTATATTGTTGTCTGGTAATTGTTTTATTTTTATATAACTGTTTCAATATCTTCAATGTCTCCACCAAGCAGCACCGCCTTTTAAAAAATAAAAATAGCACCATTCCTGATGCTATCTCATAAAACTTGAAAAGTTGAATTTTTTTGCTCTTTGATTATATTTTTTTGCTATTTGCGAACACTTTTCATTATAAAACTCTGCATATGGCTTTATCTTTTCTTTCGCTTCTTCTCTCGTTATAATGCCTGCCCTATACATTGCCCTCGCATCTAAAGCATTCATATATAATATATTATCCATACCTTATACCTCTTTTTTCTTTGATATTAAGGTAATTCGCTATATTATTCAATGTCTTCTTCGACTAATTCTTTGATTATTTCTTCAACTTCTATTTTTTTATAATTGTCTTTTATGTTCTTCGGGTCACCCTTATAGAATACAAGGACATTCTGATGACATTTAACAACTTTTCTTCCTGCTTCAAATTGTTTCCCTGCTCTAAGCACTGCAGTTCCGAAGCATTCAAGTAATATCATATCGTTATATAACAGCAAGCCGTTATCTGCGAATGCTTTCTTTGTGTCACCGACAAAATCACGATAAAAGCCTTTTTTATCTCGCACATCACCAACAACGAAAACTGCAAATCTATCATTTTTAAGTTTTCTGCAGGCTATGCTTATGATCTGTCTGTAAACATTCAAAAAGTCTTCATATTCCATGTTGCTTATATCACGTGGGTCATCACTATATACTTCTAAATCAGCATATGGTGGACATGACATAATCATATCCGCACTATCATCTTCTATGTATAGGTCGGCATTTAGGCTGTCATCGCAATACCACTTAACTTCAACACCAATATCAGAAGCATTTTCATAGTTTGCATCAACCTGCTCTTTTCTTAGTTCAATGCCCTCATAATCATAACCTAACTTTGCAGCAACTATTCCTCGCACACTACCACCCGCAAAGCAGTCATATATTTTGCCACCGTCTATATTGAACCACTTATACATAATCTCGCAAAGCACTGGGTCGAATATGCTTGTGCCTGTCAGGTTGCTTCCATGCGCTTTTGCAAGTCTGTTTAACCCATCACCCAACAACCCTTCATCCCTGCCAACATCAGAAGCGAGACCGATTTGTTTCCACTTTCTTTTTCTGTCTTGCCAGTATCCCTGTTTTGAATCTAACACCGAAAAGGGAGGAACTAAGAATTTATCTATAAGCGTTTCATCGTTTTTTTCATCATACTTTTCTACAGGCTCATCATCAAATCCGAAAAGTTCCATGTCTATATCAACTATATCTTCTAATTCATCAAAAAGAAGGTCAAAATCCCAATCGGCTTTTTCGCCCACCTTATTGTCAGCAAGTCGGAATGCCTTAATCTGTTCTTCTGTCAAGTCATCCGCAACAATGCAAGGAACTTCATCCAGTTTTAATCTCTTAGCTGCCTTTAATCGTGTATGCCCTGCGACTATAACATTATCTTTATCAATAACGATTGGCACTTTGAAGCCGAACTCTTTAATGGATTCTGCAACATATTTTACTGCTTCATCATTCTTTCGTGGGTTGTTTTCATAAGGAACTATATCCGCAACCCTCATCATTTGAATATTCATTTGTTCTCATCCTTATCTTTTGTACAGGCAAATAAAAAAGGCAGCACCCGAAAGCACCGCCTTAAAACTCATTATCCTATATACCATTATACTATGTATTTCACAATATTAAAGGACAATTTAGTAACATCATGGACTATTTTAGTCACTTTCCGTCACTTTTTTCCCTAAACTATTTTTACATCGCAAACTCCTGCACATTAGTAACAACAACATCATCAGCGTGTTCCGCTTTCTTGATTCGTTCCTTCATCATTTCCCCATATCGTGTTTTGTCAATTTCAAAACATTCTGGTACATCCTTATAAATCTTTGTCACTTCCATTGTTGTAATAATTGTTATTTCACTCATTGTTTTTCTCCCTTCATTTTTCCCAATCTAATTTCTGCCCACACTCTGTACAATAATTTCCGAACACATGAAAACTTCCACAAGTAGGGCATTTTTCGTGTTCTCCTTGATAGTCTGGCTTCTTCGGTATCTGCTTTTCAATAGCAACTCTTATGGCAAGCCAAAACGATTTTCCACCACTTCTTCCATATGGCTTTTGACCATCCCACGCTTCCGCTATTTCCTTGTAATCAACCGTCATACTCATTCTCTCACTCTCCTATCTGCTAAATATCCATTGGGTCGCAATCGGGATTCGGGCATTCCCCATAATCTTCGTAGCACTTAGCACAACAAAACATACACTCCCAATAGTCCCCTATTTCGCAACTGTCACACACTGACGGTTTTTTATAATCTTCTGACATATTATTTACCTCTCAAAACTACGGTTTAGTGAATTATAGTCACTGCTATACACTCCAACGAGGTTTAATACGAGTATTCCATGCTTTTACTGCTTTTCCCGCCTCTGAATATGCTCCAGAATTGCTTTTACAGTGCGTACATGTTATACAATAACCATTAACTCCCTTATCTATTTTTGCTTTGTATTCACCGCAAAACGGACATGGTAATAATTTTACTTCGTTCATTATATTTACACTCCTAACAATCAGTTTTCTAAGTTATCCTCATAATGCTTAACCGTTATTAACATTCCTATAAAAATTCCTAAAATTAAACATACTATTCTACTTACCCATACCCAAGCCATATCTACTCACCTCTCTAAAAGTCAGTTCAACTCCAATTCAGCATCTAACTTGAAATGCTCATTTTTAATACGTTCCCACTCTTTTTCTCTTGCTTTCTTTCTTCCAAATAGTGGCTTTACTGCAAATACTTGTCTTATTGCTTCGGCACAATTTACAGCCGTAAACATAGACCATTGACCGTCACAAGCACGTCTGTTGCACCATTTGTCAAATTCTTCAAAAGTCACATCTTTCATTTTCTTTTTCATATCTCATTACCTCTCACATTCAGTTTAAATAAATTCTGTTTTTCCGTTTAACATACTTTTACAAATACCAAATGGCATCATAAGTCTTTGCATTGCCAATTCTGCTTGCCGTTCTCGTTCCTCATACCATTCTGGCATCATTATTTCTCTTTCCCAACGCCACAATCTGAACCAATCGGTACGCCTATGAAGTATGTAAAATAATTTGTAAAATGCCATACTCATTCCTCCGCTAAAGTTTTCGTTACCGCACTAACCGTTAAAACGCAAATTCCTCTGACGTTGCGTATTTTTTCCAGTATGTATTTTCATATTCAATAAACCTGACAGAATCCTTTTCCTCCTGCAGATAACTATTC